CCACATCTTCAGCACTATCTGTCGTAGACTCTACCGTAAATATACTCATACCGTCTCCTTGTCTGCCGTATTGACCGCACTTACTGCGCGGGCCTCTTCTCTTGACTTTGCTACTAGCAGTTCTTGAGTCAGTAGCAACTTATCCTCCGCTGACTCGTTTGTAACCAACAACGTGACCAGAGCCAGACGAATCTTCTCGGCTTCGATGCGTTCCCGCGAAGCCAACTCTGCTTCCTTACTATCTACAGCATCGTTTACGGCCGTCAATTCAGCAACCAACTTCTGTATTAACTCACCTTGCTCCGCAATCTTCTGAGCAGACTGTTGCGCCACTTGTTCTAACTGCTTCGGATCGCCTGCCTGTCCTTCCTCTTCCACTATCCCAGGAGGTAGCAATTTACGAAGTCGCTCGGCTATCTCCGTCGCTCCGGGCCAGTCCATGCTCTTAACCAGCAAATCACCAATAACGTCAATCAGTTTAGGCTGATTTTGAGTGAGTTGTAGCATACTCTGTACAGCCTCTTCTCGTCTAGAAGCGTAACTGGAGCCAATATCCGCCGATACATCGTACCTTCCGACAGTTAAGTCATAAATCTTTTCAGCCGAAGAAGCCACTTCCTCATTCCCATTCGCATTCGCTAATTTCACTATTCGGGACTTATTGTCCTCTCCAAGAATTCTAACAACGGCGCCTCTATTATACACCTTCGGAATTATATCAATCAAAACCCGTCCAACTTGGCGCAAGGCTCTTGCAAAATTGTCAACGAAGTGATAGTTACTGACCTGACCTTGTGATGCGCGAGCCAGGATTGCCTTACCACTTCGTTCATTACTAACATTCCCCATACCGGCGTCATAAATGCCAGTGGTAGCCTTTATATCATCCGCCGCATGTAGCCGAGCACTCGTTATAGCCGAGATTGGAGGTTCTTGAATATTTCGTTGTGGAGGGCCGACAACCTGACCATTGGAGGAAACAGTCTTATACTCCAGATATGCAAAGTTTCGCATATTGGCCTGTCGCCACAAATCTTCCAACCCCTCAAACTGTCCCTGCACGCCGATCCACGGTGCTTTTGGAGCCAGTGCAATTATCTCAGTCTCCGCAGTCGCCCAATAATTGTACATCCGCTGAGAATCTTTGGCGTGTCTAATAGCACTCTCAATACAAAGTTTCCCATCAACAATGTACGAATCTCCATACACTGGGATGATGGGGATATACTGCCCAAGCCACGTGGTTTCTTCCAGAATATTGAAGCCATTAGTCCTACACCATTTAATGATAGGCACTTGTGCGACACGCTTTGAAACGTATTCTACGTTCTTCTCAGCACAGTACTCCTCACTTACCACCTCGCCGGTACTAAGAAGACACAGAGTTTCCGTCTTATATTCAGTATAAAAGTATTCTGCAATCCTACAGCCAGCAGCATCTATCCAGCCAGGAGCAGAATTCCCAGCACTGCTCCAATCCGCCACTTCAGACATGCTACTCGTGGGGTAGGTACGTTTGAACTCCTCCTTTGATATTTCAGAGATTACGAACGCCCATTCTAAGTCACTACCGTCTGCTTCCGATGATCTAGGATCGAGATAAACACTGAAGGGGTTGTTGACTTTTTTTATAGATACTTTTTGCTCAAAGGTTTTGGCATCTACATATTCAGTGATTACCCGAATGTACCCAAAGCTCATAGAAACAGCATATTCAAAGGCTGTGTCGTACGCATGATCTGCGCGAGAGTCTCTTTCAATATGGCGGATAAGTCCTTGAAACACCTGCGCCGTTTCAACATCTCCGTCATCATCTACAGGGATTATACTCAACGCCATACGACTTTGACGCTGAGCATTGGTGATTTGCTTCACATACTGAGGCAGCCGATTGATAGTTAGACAAGGCCGTTTGTCCACCTCCCTCGCCGACTTTATATCCTCTGGCCACTGCTCACCGGCCCTAAACCGTAAGTCGTCCAGAGCCGCCTTTCGTACCGGTCGAAAATACTCTTCAGAAATCTTAAACCGCTGCAATGCTTCCTGGACTATCCGCCGCTCGCGAAGTGTTGCCGGAGAGTCCGTATTAACAGAGGGGGAGGGGGTGTCTATCCCATCCATGAGCCACCTCCTTGCTTTCCAGACACAGCAAATGTTCTTTCTTCAGAGACCCTAACCATAGGGGCCTTGAAGGCTTCTCGTCCCCGCATAATTAGATAGCGAGTGCTGTCCATAGCATGGTCATTTTCCTTCACAACTTCTCCATCTTCATCGCGAATATAGGAGCGGAATTCCTCTAACCAGTTTGAGAGGCTCCCGAACACCTTCAATCTATCAGATACCAGTCGCTGCCATACGGCGTACAGCCCTGCTTCCCGAGCATTTGGCGAAGTGGAAAGGTGTAATCCCATCTGTTCATACAGCTCCATCAACTGCAAGCCGTCTTTCTGACTCCGGCCTCTAGAGGCAGGGTCAATACTACCCTCAATCCACTCTCCCCGAGCCTTTATAGCCTCTGTATGAATGATTGGCTCCGCTTGCCCTCGATAATGTTCGGAGTAGAGATATATGACATCATTCTTTTTGTCCCACGCTCCCCAAATAGCGCAAGTCTTCTTCCATCCGACATCCATACCGTAACCGCGAGGCCATTCTTTCGGAATTTCAAAGTCTTTTACTACAAAGTCCGCCTCCGCTATGGGGTAGATTGCCCCCACGCCGAGTTGTGGAATGCCTTTCCCCCGAGCATCTCTTTGAAATGGGGGTATGCTAGCCCACATCTCCGCCTTGACCTCGGCGGAAAGGTGCGGCACATCATCCCAGCCCGCCACTACTAGAGTTCTCGACGCCTTGTCTTCGTTTCCTGGCAGAAACTGTTTAACGAGCTCACTTTTACCGCGCAATGGAACGAAAGTGGCCATCATAATCCCATCGGTGGTCATTGTCCTCAGCAAGCATTCGGTATAGATGTCCAGAGGACTCTCTTCATCTAAGAGAATGACATGCTGACTCGTGCCTTGGAACGCCGCTCGGCGTTGGTCATAAGACTTGAATAATAGTTCGGACACCCCTCCGCTGGCATGATTGACAAACGTCGCTTCGATGATGTCTCCCGGCCCGACGCCTTTTCTAACTCTTGAGATAGCCTCTAAGGGGATCAATCCAGTACCTACTTGTCCTGGATGTCCCAGTAGTACGAATTGTAAAATCTCTCTGACTGTTTTGGAGGTATCTCCCACCGCCCACGCCCGGATGGGGTGATTAAACCGTCTCCCAACCCACCACGCAGGATACTTGCCTGTCAAGTGTAGCGTGAGCTCGTAGCACCCTACTCCCTCTGTCTTGCCTACGCGATTGGCCGCTAGCATCAGCCTCTCTCGAGAATGAGCTCCTGCTGCAAAGAATTCTAAACTCTTTGGATAGAGTTCTCTCCGCAACGGTCCGTCATCTTTATAGAAGGAGGTAAGTTTCGTGGTCGCCACCCGTCGATCCCTCTCTGCCAACGCTCGCGCTAGTAGTAGAATCTGCCGTCTGTCCATTATTTTCTACTAGCCAGTTTTTGAGTAATCAATTCTTCTAATGCCTCGTTAGACATCTTACATAAAGGGTCTTTGGAAGTGTCTGCCCCACCATCGCGATACTTCTCTGGCCGGTTGCCTTTCATCCAGAACATGGCTAGGGCATCACTTACCTCACTACGGGTGATTACTTTCTTACCTCCAACCATATTTACGATTTCTGTCCCTATAAAGCCACGGTCAAAAATAAGTTCTTCTGCCGCATCTATCCCTTGGGACTTTGCTCGTTCAAAATCGTCTATATCCTCGTCATGCTTGTCGAGGTGGGAGTATATCTCACGAGCACTCAACCCGACAAGAGCAGCGGAGTGCCGAATACGTGCCGAGGCTGCGAATTCGACGAGAAATTCCTGCCATTTTTCCGACGAAATTGCCATAATTAGGGTATAGCACATTTACTGCTAAAAAGCAAGTCCCACCATTTGTCAACCCTCTTCTCCTTCTTCGTCTCCTTCTTCGTCTCCTTCTTCGTCTCCTTCTTCGTCTCCTTCTTCGTCTCCTTCTTCGTCTCCTTCTTCGTCTCCTTCTTCGTCTCCTTCTTCGTCTCCTTCTTCGTCTCCTTC